CGCCGCAGCGCCAGCAGAACGCGCCGCAACCCTCACCAACTTCATCCTCAACCAGACGAGCGCACTCCGCGAACAAAATGCAACACAACAACGCAACAACGAACTCCAGACCTACCGAAACACGCTTACTGGGCAATTTACTGACTCTAATTATGTTGAATTTTTGGTAGATCTTAAAGAAAAGCAGTTACTGTTAAATGAAACTCAAAACGCATATACAGAACTTATAACACAGTACCCTGAATTTACCGAGACACTTACACAAACATTGCAGGGCCAGAATGACGCTTACGCCGAACGAACCCGCCTACTCACAGAAGCTTACAACGCCCAACAGCTACTTAATGGAAGTATGAGCGCGGGCTTCACCGCAGGCGCTAATCAGTATCTGCAAAGCCTGGGCAGCCTGAATCAGGCAACAGCTCAGCTTGCTCAGACCGGATTCAAGGGTGTCGAAGACGCCATCTTTGATCTAGTCACCACCGGAACAACAAACTTTGCCGCCTTTGCCGCCTCGATTCTGCGCGACACAGCTCGCATGATTATTCAGCAGCTCGTCATGAAGTCGATCATGCAAGCGATCGGCTTTATAGGTGGACCGGCCGCCGCTGTAGGTAATCCCACCGCTCCTGGAGGCGATGTAATGGGCGCTATTGGACGTCTACTCGGCAATGCTAATGGCAATGCTTTTGCAACCAACAACATCGTCCCCTATGCAATGGGCGGCCTCGTCACCAAGCCGACCCTCTTCCGCTATGCAAACGGCGGCGTTCCCGGCACCGGGCTTATGGGCGAGGCCGGCCCCGAAGCGATCATGCCTCTCCGCCGCCTCCCTAATGGGCGGCTAGGTGTTGAGTCCTCAAGCAGCGCATCGCCGACCATTATTGTCAACGTCGATGCCAAGGGGAGCTCGGTTGAGGGCGACGAAGGACAAAGCAAAGCACTCGCCGGCGTGATTAGTGCCGCTGTGCAATCCGAGCTGGTCAAACAGAAACGCCCCGGTGGTCTCCTCGCCGGCACTCGCTAAGCCGCGCAACTTATGAGCACCTTCACTTACGTCGCTGACTATCCCGTCGAGGAGCGCTCTCAGCCCCGCGTCCGCGAATACAGCACTGCCACTTACTCTCAACGCGCCCCCGACGGCATCCAACTTCTGCGCGACACCTGGTCCGTTACCTTCTCAGCTCGAGATGATACGGATCGTAACGGCATTCTCAGTTTCTTCGAGGCCTTAAATGGCACCGACAGCTTTCAGTGGACTACGCCCTTCAACGAAACCGCGCAGTTCCTGTGCCCAGACTGGGACGTAAGTCTCGACTTCTGCGGCCTGAGTACGGTAAGTGCCACGTTTGTGCTCACTTACGTTCCAGGGCAGACCAACCTAAGCGACACTGCTGCACCCTCAACTGCCTTCACTTACATCCCAGAATTCACCGCTCAGCAGACCTACAAGTCCCGCACTAAGCAGATCACATTTGGTGATGGTTACACGCAGCGCCTTAGCTTTGGCCTGCATCCTCAGCAGGAGTCGTGGTCCCTTACGTTTAACAATAGAACTAACGCGCAGCGTGACCTTATCCGTACATATCTAAGAGGGGCAGCACAGATAAGCTCATTTACTTGGCAAACACCCTTAGGTGCAACAGAGCAGTTTGTATGCAGGGATTGGACAGTCCGCTACAATAATTACAACAACAGTTCCATTCGCGCCGAATTCGAGCGCGTCTTCGAGCCCTAAGCAATGGCGTATAGCGTTTGGACAAGCAGCACAGCTTATAGCGTTGGCAGCATTGTTCGTGCTACCACGCTGCAAGCTAGCGGCCTTGTCTTCCGCTGCATCACCGCCGGCACCTCCGCATCAACACAGCCTGCCTGGCCGACCGACATCGGCAGCACCATCCTTGACGGCGGCGTCACCTGGAGCGCAATAAGTAGCGTCTATGAAGAGTTGGCGGTGCTGGCTCCTAATGCCATCATCGAATTGTTTGAGCTGTCATTGGTTGCTGCATTACATGGCAGCAGCGATACCTATTACTTCCATGCTGGCGCTAATGCTGCCGTTACGGGTAACATCGTATGGAACGGCAACACCTACGTCAGGTTACCGATTGAAGCAACAGGTTTTGAATACAACAACGGCGGTTCGCTGCCACGACCAACGCTAAGCGTCGCCAACCTAGGCGGTGAGATTAGCGCCCTGCTGCTGGTCGCGAATGCCTTTACGCCAGGTAATGACCTAGGCGGTGCAGCAGTAAAGCGCATCCGCACCTTAAAGAAATACCTCGACGGCGAACCTGGCGCAGACCCGCACGCTAAGTTCCCCGATGAGATCTGGTACATCGACCGCAAATCAGCAGAAACCCGTGATGTAGTGCAATGGGAACTGGCGAGCAAGTTTGACATGGCCGGCATGATGCTACCCAAACGGCAGATCATCGCTAACGTATGCCAATGGCAGTACCGCTCCGCCGAGTGTGGTTACACCGGCAGCAGTTACTGGAACGCAAGTGATGTACCGGTTGGCACCTTAGCCGCTGATCGTTGCGGTAAGCGCCTCAGCAGTTGCAAGCTACGATTTGGTGCCACATCACCGCTACCGTTCGGAAGTTATCCGGGCGCCGGACTCGTGAGCTAGGGTAGTATGGAAGGGAGTCCGACTACCTTAATTATGGCCAAGGGAAGAAAGCCGATTGACATCACGGGCTATCGCTGCGGCCTTCTTGTTGCATTGATACCAACCTCAGGACGGAGCGGGCATAGCGTGGTCTGGGAGTGCGCTTGCGATTGTGGCGGTAGAAAACTCGCGTCTCAAAGCTCTTTGCGTAGGGGAACGCCAAAATCATGCGGATGCCTAGCAAGGCCACTTCCACCAATTACTATTAAACACGGGATGTTTGGCCATCCTCTCTACAAAACTTGGGAGGGCATGATGGCTAGATGCTACAACGAAAATAATAAAGATTTTTGTTTATATGGCGGCAGAGGAATTGACGTCTGCGAGCACTGGCATGATCCTAAACTCTTCGCCGAGGACATGAGCCCGCGCCCCGACGGACGTACGCTTGACCGCATTGACAATTCGCGTGGTTACAGCCCAGACAACTGCCGATGGGCTACGGCCATGCAGCAGCACGCCAACAAGCGAAGCAATAAGTTGTTCACTATCAATGGAGAGACACTGCATCAGCGTGAATGGTGTAGGCGCTACAACATCCCAGTGAGCACATTTACGAATAGGATGAATGAAGGGTTAGATCCGCTAACTTCGCTTACTATGCCTTCCCGTCGTCCTAGAAAGGTGGTCACATGAAATTAGGCACCACGCTGCAAACTGAAATCATGGCCTATGCACAGGCCTGTGATCCAAAGGAGATGTGCGGCCTGATCCATGTGGTCAAGGGCCGTAAACGGTTCTATGCCTGCGCAAATATTGCCGCCACACCAGACGAGCACTTTATCCTTGACCCGACGGATTATGCCGCTGCAGAAGACCTAGGCGAGATCATCGCCGTAGTACACAGCCATCCGACCACACCGCCACAGCCATCAGTAGCGGATCAACTGAGCTGCAACAATACCGGCCTGCCGTGGATCATCGTTAATCCAAAGACCGAGCAGTGGGGGCAATGCCAACCGGCAGTGCTTGAGCTGCCGTATGTCGGCCGTGAATTTGTCTTTGGCGTGGTGGATTGCTACTCACTGGTCCGCGACTGGTACAAACGTGAATGGCAGCTTGAGCTAGATGACTTCCCGCGGCGTGATGGCTTCTGGGAGCGCAATGAAAACCTATACCTCAACAGCTACAAGACCCAAGGGTTCCGTCAGGTTGCCTTTGACGAGCTGCAACTGGGTGATGCGGTACTGATGCAGCTTGGCGCTAACCTGCCAAATCATGCCGCCATCTACCTAGGCGACCAGCAGATCCTGCATCATGTGCAAGGCAGGCTGTCGAGTAGGGACGTGTACGGCGGTTATTATGTAAAGAACACGGCCATGGTCCTACGGCATGAAAGTCGTTAAGGTCTACGGCGCACTCCGCAAAAAGCTGGGACAGTGCCGATTTGAATTTCACGCTGATACGCCAGCGCAGGCGTTGAAGGCATTATGCGTCAATTTTCCAGGCCTTGATAAGTGGTTAATCGACAGCGAAGCATCCGGTGTGGGCTTCCGCGTCACCCGCGGCCGCGAAGCAATCACGCAAACATCACCTGAGGGCTTAGTGCTGCCGTGGTCTGATCGTGAAGTATTCAGCATCACGCCCGTGATCACAGGTGCCGGTAATGCAGGGCGCATCTTTGCTGGTATTGGTTTGGTAGCATTTGCGATTTTGACCGCTGGTGTTGGTGTTGGATTTTTAGGCCTTGGCGCTGGATTGACTGCCGGAGCATTCACGCTTGGCGCGGCAGCTTCTACGGTAATTGGCGGCATCGGCGTTAGCCTGATCCTTGGCGGTGTCGCCGGTTTGATTTCACCGCAACCGACAATGGGTAACTTGACCAGTGGACGTGAAGCAGCCCGACTGGAGAGCTT